GAATAGTAGGATGCACAACTACAGGTGTTGGAGCAACTACAGATCATATTGGTATAGCAGCAACAACTGCTACTTCTCCTGCAAATATAACTTATCTTCCCGATTCAGTCTTTATTGTTAAAATTAGTGGTAGTTTGGTTAAACTTGCAGCAACTGCAGAGAACGCATTAAAAGTTAATCCAGTTGTATTAGATCTTAGTTCAGTTGGTATAGGAACCTCACATAGTTTAGTAAGTAAAAATCAAAATACAAGAGCATTAATAGCGATTGATAATATCATTCAAAGCCCAATTGTTGGAACTGGAATCACTGTATCATTAGCTGCTGATCTTGCTAGAGGTGACACTATTCTTACTACCTCTGGTATAACATCAATCTTTACTGGAGATGTTATTAGAGTTGGATCTGCCACAACTGGTGAAATGATGAAGGTGATCACAACTAATCATGCAGGTGTGACTAATAAGGTTAGAGTTCATCGAAATTGGATGGGAACTGTTCTTCAAGATCATTCTACACATGATATCGTGGAAAAAATGTCTGGTAATTATAATATCAAAGATAGTACTCTTAACTTTGCTGCAGCACCGATTGGTAATAGACCAAAAGTTGGTGTAGCAACCTCACCGCCTAATGATAGAGACTTTGTTGGTATTACAACTACCTCAAGTTTCAGTGGAAGAATCTTTAATAGATCTGGTATTAAGGGTGGTAACTTTGATGCTTACTCTAGAAACTATGCTATTGATGATATCTCTGAACAATTTAATGACAGTAAGAAAGTATTTACCTTACAAAGTAATAAAACAAACTTAACTGGTATCGCTACAAACCTTGGTATTTTAATGATAAATGGAATACTACAGGGTGCTGGTGAAACAAATGATTATGAATTAGAGGAAGTATCTGGAATTTCATCTGTAACATTTACAGGAACCGCATCTTCCATAGCAAATGATGTTAATAGTGGATCTATTCCAAGAGGTGGTATAATAGTTTCTGTATCCTCAAGTGAGGGATTTGGATATCAACCTCTAGTATCTGCTGGTGCTACAATACACTTTAATAATATTGGTGTTGCTACTGCAATTAGTATTGGTAATAGTGGTTCTGGTTATAGGGTGAGGCCTGGTAATGTTGGTATGGGATCAACTGCCTCTATTGGTGGTGTTGGAATTGCAACCGTTGTTAATGTTTCTATTGCTGTAACAACTTCGGGAGGAACTCCTAACATTCAAAATATTGGAACTGCAGCAGTATTGAATGGTGGAGTTGTAAGCATTGCTATTACGAATACTAATCCAATACCAGGTATAGGAACTCAAAACCCATCATCTGTAGGAACAGGTCAATCAACATTTATTGCGATAATTGATGACCCATTACCTTATCAAGATATTCCTCTTTGGTATGATAATGCATCTACACCAGGTGTTGGTGGATCACAAGCTAGAGCAAATATTACTGTTGGTGTAGCAACAACTGGTGGTCGTGTTATTGATTTTGAAATTACTAACACTGGATTTGGATATGGTAATTCTCATGTATTAACTGTTCCAACATCTCTAACTGCCTCTGGAGAATCTTATGCTGTTCCTGTAGATCAAGATTTATTTAAACCATTTAAGGTAATAATTGATAGGGTTCACCATGATGAATTTAATATGTGGACAATGGGTGAACTTCAAGCTCTTGATGATTTCTCAAGTCTATTCAACGGAACTAGAAAATCATTCCCACTCACAACTGGTGGTGAAGCATTTGCTATTCAGGCAGCAAGCGGATCAGATGTTGTTGTAAGAGAAACCATCATTCTTACTATAAATGACGTTTTACAAGTACCTGGTGAGGGTTATGAGTTTAACGGTGGTGGAACAATAACAATGACTGAAGCACCAAATTCTGGTGATACAATGAGATTGTTCTTCTATAGAGGAACTGGTGGTGAAGACGTAAAAGATAGAGATATTGTAGAAACTGTTAAAGTTGGTGATGATCTGCAAATTGGATTTGATCCTGCCTATAACACAAGAACTTTTGTCGAGTTCCCAAGAACAGTTGGTGAAATTAAATCTTCTGATACAGTGGTTACTAATCAATACTTTGGTAGAGGTATAGGTGATGATGCAACTGAAACTAGACCTGTTAAATGGTATAGGCAAATTGAGGATAAGTTTATTGATGGAAGAATAGTTCGTAAAGATAGACCTCTATATGAACCTAGTCTCTTCCCAACCGCATATCTAACACAATCAGTTGGTATTGGTTCAACAGTAATATTCATTGATAGTTGTAAACCATTCTTCAACCCTGAGAATGAAAACCCAATTGATAGAAGTTTCCAAAATGATATTCAAATTGTCAATGCTAGTTCTGAATACGAGTTCCTTGCAGGTGCTGCAGCAACGGCAACAGTCTCTGCTGCTGGAACTATCACAAGTGTTGTAATATCTGAGGGTGGTGATGGTTATACTGCTGCTCCTTTAGTTACAATACAACAACCTATAAGTATTGGTGGCACAGGATTTGCTGGTATTGGAAGCACCACTATCGCGAAAGCAACAGCAACGATTAGTAATGGAACTGTAACAGCGATTACAGTGGGAGTTCAATCTGGTATTGGATATACTGATGCTGCACCTCCTAAAGTTTTAATCGCTCCACCTACATATGTTAGGGAGGAAAATACCATAGAATCCTATGGTGGAGACTTTGGTATTGTTATTGGAGTTGGAATATGTTCAAATATCTCTAGAGCTAATGGTGTTGGAATTGGTATTGGAACTGCAATAGTATTTGATCTTTATGTGCCAAAAGACTCTCCATTAAGGGATGATGCTATTAATAGCCCCGATGCGATAACAAGAAGTGGATTGACAACAGGATTCTTCTTTACAGTCAGTGGTTCTAACATTGGTAGTGGAGTTACTTCACTAGATAGATCTGGTCGTTATGTTGGAGTTGGAACCACAGCTCTAGATAACATATATGAAGTTTCTCACCATGTTGGAGTTACAACTGTTGGATATGGAACTGATCAAGCAGAACTAGCAACAAGAGTATTCTGTAGAGTTCTAGATTGGAATGGTTTACAGAATACTGTTGGTTATTCTACATTAAATCAAGGTCTATCAACATCATTTGTAGGTGACTATAGTTGGGGTCGATTACAACTAACTGATAGGCAAGTATCACAGGCATATACCATTAACACCACCAATGGTGTCACTGGTATTAAGACGGGGCCGCAGATTAAGAGGAAGATTGCTCTTAAAGCTGAGAATTTCGTCGTCTAAATAAATAAAAAAAGTGTAAACAAAAGTTCATGTCGGCAATCATAACGGATCAAATAAGAATATTAAACGCAAAGAACTTCGTTGCTGGTGTATCCACTTCGACTAACTCTTATTATGCATTTGTAGGTTTACCTAATCCAACAAGTATTTTATCAACATGGGATTCTGCTCCTCCAGCACCAATTGATAGTTTCAATAATATGAATGACTATCATGATAGCATGTTAGCTGTGAAGAGAATAACCTCTGCGGATGTGAAACAGATAGTTCCAAAACTAAACTGGAACTCAGGAACAACATATGATTACTATAGACATGACTATAGTATATCTAATGCACCACCAAACTCTGGTGGAACATCATTATATACTGCGAACTTCTTTGTTGTTAACAGTGATTTTAGGGTTTATATTTGCTTACAGAACGGAACAACACCAGAAACACCTGACGGTAAACCATCTCTAGATGAACCAACATTTACAGATTTAGAACCAAGAACTGCAGGTACATCTGGAGACGGATATATTTGGAAATACTTATATAGTATAAAACCAGCAGACTTAATTAAATTTGACTCTACTGATTTCATGCCAGTTCCTTTAAACTGGGGAGATAATGCTGCAGATGCTGCTGTAAAAAGTAATGCTGTAGATGGTGGAATTAAGATTGTTGTTGTTAAGAATAGAGGAACTGGTATAGGAACTGCTAACCAAACTTATACTAGAGTTCCAATTAAAGGTGATGGATTCAATGCAGAGTGCACCGTTGTTGTTAATAACGATGCTCAAATAGAGAGTGTCACGATATCTAATGAAGGGTTTGGATATACTTACGGTAACGTTGATTTAGCTGCTGGATCTGTTCCAACACCAACTTCACCACCTACTCTTGATGTTATTATTCCACCACCAGGTGGTCATGGTGCAGATATCTATAGAGAGTTAGGTGCAACTAATGCTTTACTTTATGCAAGAATTGAAAATGATGCAGAAAACCCAGATTTTGTAACAGGAAACCAAATTGCTAGAATAGGTATTTTGGAAAATCCTAAATCTTTTGGATCTGATCAATTACTTACTTTAGATAAAGCAAGTGCTGCTTATGGGTTAAGATTATCAGGAACTGGATATAGTTCAGTTACATTCACTCCAGATAGTTTGATATCTCAAACTGTGGGAACAGGTGTTACTGCCTATGGTAAAGTTATTGCATATGATCAAACAACTGGTGTTTTAAAGTATTGGCAGGATAGAACTATTGCTGGTTTCATAACCGCAACTGGTTCAGTATCAACTGCACAAACAGCCACTGCAGCAATCTATGGTTACAATACAACAAGATTTACTGCTGACCCTGATAGTGGTGGTAATGTAACTATTGTTGGCGGTAGTTCTAATTTATCAATCAGCACTACATTTACAGGTCTTTCCACCTCAATAAATAATAGAACCTATTACCTTGGTCAAACATTTACTAAGGGAGTTTCTAACCCAGAAATAGACAAATATTCTGGAAATATGATTTACGTTGATCACAGACCATCAATTACAAGATCTTCCAATCAAAAAGAAGACATCAAAATAATATTACAGTTCTAACTAACTATGGCTCAGCAAACCAACCTTAATGTTTCACCATATTTTGATGATTTCGACCCGAACGATAATTATCAAAAGATTCTTTTCAAGCCTGGTTATCCTGTACAAGCAAGAGAATTAACAGGTCTTCAGTCTATATTACAGAATCAAATTGAAAAATTTGGTCAACATTTTTTTAAAGAGGGTGCAAAGGTAATACCAGGTAATACTGCCTATTCATCAGAGTATTTTGCTGTAGAGTTAAATAATAGTCATTTAGGAGTTCCTGTAGAATTTTATATTGAGCAGTTAATTGATAGAAAGATAATTGGTGCAACGACAGGTGTAACAGCGATAATTAAACAGGTTCTCATGTCTGAGAATAGTGAGAATGGCAATTTAACGTTGTATATCTCATACATGTCTTCTGGTGTAGAGGATAGTCAAATTAAAACATTTGCAGACGGTGAATTATTATTAGCAGATAGTGATATTGTCTCAGGCCCTAACAATAACGCATTTATACCATCAGGAGAATCATTTGCATCATGTATTGCAACTAATGCAACATCTACTGCTGCATCATTTTCAATATCTAATGGTGTATACTTCATAAGAGGTAATTTTGTTGCCGTTCAAGATGAAACCATAATATTGTCACAATATTCAAATGAACCTAGTGCTAGAATTGGTTTAAGAATAGAAGAGGATATAATCAATGCTGATGAAGATGAAACATTAGCAGACAACTCAAAAGGATTTAATAATTATGCTGCACCAGGTGCTGATCGTTTAAAAATATCATGTAGTTTGTTTGCTAAACCATTAGATGATTTTAACGATTCTAATTTCATAGAATTAGCAACCATTGAAAACGGAACTTTAAGATCTCAGAAAAAAAATACAGACTATAATTTTATTAGAGATGAGTTAGCTCGTAGAACATTTGCAGAATCTGGCGACTACATGACTAGGAGTTTTAGTGTTGCCCTGAAGGATTCTTTAGATGATAATATTAAAAATAATGGTGTATATCAAGCTGGTCAATTTACACAGGGTGGAACACTTGCGAGTGATGATCTTGCAGTATATCAAGTATCACCAGGTAAAGCGTTTGTTAAAGGATATGAAGTTGAGACTATAAGTTCCACTTACATAGATTGCCCAAAACCAAGAACTTCAAAGAGATTAGAAAGTCAAGGTGTCGCATATAATACTGGAAATTCAGTAAGAATGAACAATGTCAATGGTGCACCAACTATAGGTATTGGGAATACATATATCGTTAGTTTAAGGGATCAAAGATCTGGTGTAAATCCATTTAAAGTGGCAGGAGAAGAAATTGGTGTTGCTAGGGTTTATGATTTTGCTTTAGAATCTGGCTCTTATACTATTGCAAACTCTAAAGTAAATGAGTGGGATACATCTCTTTATGATATTCAATTATTTTCTAAAGTAACTTTAAATGAACCTGTTACATTTTCCATTCCAACTCAGATTAAAGGAAAGTATAGTGGTGCTACAGGATTCTTAAGATCTGCAGTAAGTAATAGTACATCTTTAGTTGTTTATGAAAAAACTGGAGAATTTGTAACTAATGAGCCTTTTGTAATAAATGGCACAGATAACAATCGTATCGCTACTGCCATAACATCTTTTAGTATGAAAGATGTTAAACAATTATATGGTGGCCCAGAATTAGGTGATGTTGGTTCGGCAAAAACTTTCACTGGTGATGTAATACAAAGACCAGTTATAGATTTTGGTAATGCTCAATTTAGTGCAAAAACTCCTCAGACAGGTTTATGTACAGTCACTAGTGAAAATGCACTGTTTCCTGGTTCATTAAAAGTTGGAAATATTTTATCATTTGGTGGTTTAGGAAATAATGTTCCCTCATTCGCAAGAATTACTAGTGTTTCTACTAATGAAGTTAGTGTCACAGGTGTAGCTACAGTAACTGGAGTTTGTAGTGGTGAAATTCCTACATCATCTACTAATGTTTCTAGTTTAAGACTTCAGACATCACCATTAGAAAGATCTACTGAGAGTAAATTATATGCATTAATGCCAAAAGCATTCATATCAGATGTCGATCTTACAAATTCATCATTAACAATTAGAAAATCATTTAGTGTTGATGTTGCACTTAATCCAAATACAGGATTAGGTCAATTATCATCTGCACTTTCTGCAGGAACGAATGAGTCATTCTTACCATTTGATGAAGAAAGATATGTTTTCATGAGACCTGATGGAACCACTGTTGCACTAACTGATGATATGTTTACTTTTACCACAGGTAATACAGTATTACAGATACAAGGTTTAGGAGCAGCAGTGAGTGGATGCACACTAATAGCAACCCTTACAAAATCAAAGCCAGCTGCAAAAGTTAAAAGATTAAATCGAGTAAATGCCACTGTTGTAAATTATTCTAAAGACGCTGCATCTGGTATTGGTGCAACAACTTTAAATGATGGTTTAACTCACGGAAACTTCCCTATAGGAACAAGAGTTCAAGACGAAAAAATAGCGTTAAATGAGGCAGATATTGTTGCTATTCATGGTATATTTGAATCCACTGATACTTCAGAGGCAACTGCACCTAAGATAACTTTAACGTCTTTAAATGGCCCATCAGGAAAGGCAAGTGATTTAATTATAGGTGAAAAATTAAAAGGTCAAAACAGTGGTGCGGTAGCACTCGTAGCTGAAGTATTAACAGATTCTCAAATTACATATATCACTTTAAATGAAACAGCATTTGAAGAGGGTGAAGTTGTAGTGTTTGAAGAATCAACAGTTCAAGGTTTGATTACAACTTTAGATAATCCTAGTAAAAATATATCAGCAAATTATACATTTACTAATGGTCAAAGAAGCACTTACTATGACTATGGATTTATCACTAGAAGATCAAATGCTAGAGCACCAAAGAAACAATTAAAAATATATTTTAAAAATGGTTATTACGATTCAACTGATGAAGGAGATATTACAGTAAGAAATTCTTATAATAGTTGGAATTACAGTAAAGAAATTCCTATGATTAACGGTGAATATGTCACAGACACAATTGATATAAGACCAAAAGTTTCTTCTTATACAGTTCTTGAAAATGTAAGATCTCCATTTGAATTTTTTGGAAGAACATTCACTGCATCTGGCAGTTCTGCTGCAAATATATTGGCATCCGATGAAACAATCACTGTTGATTTCAATCATGTTGTTGGTAGGATTGATAGAATTTTCTTAGACAAAACTGGAAGATTCCAAGTTAAATATGGTGATCCTTCAGAGAAAAGAGAAAGACCAACTGGAGTGGATGATGCAATAGAAATAGCAAGTGTTGTTTTACCTCCATACTTATTCTCACCTAAACAAGCAAGTATTGATTTCTTAAAGTATAAGAGATATAGAATGCAGGATATTAAAGAACTTGAAGAAAGAATTAAGAATCTTGAATATTATACATCTTTATCAATGCTTGAAACACAAACATCAAACTTATTTGTTGCTGATGCTGATGGATTGAATAAATTTAAGTCTGGTTTCTTTGTTGATAACTTCACAAGTCTTAAACCACAGGAAACACAAGGATTTAAAGTAAAATGTAGTTTAGATCCCTCTCATAATGAAATGAGACCACAGCATTATTGCACTTCAATAGATCTTATGCCAGGCCCTGTTGATGGTGTGGATGCTGGAACTGATCGTGCTTTTCTTGCTGCTGAAGGAACAAATGTAAGAAAAACTGAAGATGTTGTTACTCTTGATTATACTGAGACTGAGTGGTTAAGTCAGCAGTTTGCTACAAGAACAGAAAGTGTTACACCTTTCTTGGTTAGTTTCTGGCAAGCAACTGTTAAACTAGCACCGTCAACAGATACATGGACAGACACCGCTAGAATCGATGCAAAGATAATTCAACAGGAAGGAAACTTTGCGGGCATCATGGCACAAGCAATGCAAGAGTTTGGAGTTGATCCACAAACTGGAATGGCTCCTATACAATGGAATTCATGGGAAACAAACTGGAGTGGTCAAGACTTTTCAGAACGTAAGGTTAATAGAACAGAAACAAGTTCAGTAACTGAAGAAGAGATTATTAAAGCAGGTTGGATTAACGGTGGATCTGGTGTTAACCATTCACAAGATGTTACTACAACAACCACAACCACTCTTCAAGATACTATTCGTGACACATTTAGAATTGATCATCAAACTAGAAGTGGAACTAGAAAAATTGTAACATTC